TGGAGATGATGTAACACTTCTTAGTGATGCTGCTGTACTTAAATTTGGTGCTGATGCAGAGGTTACTCTAACCCATGTTCACAATGATGGTTTATTACTTAACAGTGATAACCAACTTCAATTTAGAGATTCTGCTATTAATATTAGATCAGATGCTGATGGTGATTTAGATATTAATGCTGATGACGAACTCGAACTTAATTCAACTTTAATAGATGTTAACGGAAACTTAGATGTTAGTGGAACACTTACTCAAGCAGGAGTTGCTACTTTTTCTGTAGCAGCTAATGTAGCACAAGTAGCATTATCGTCTTCATCAAATGCCGTAGCCTGGGACGCAAGTGCTGCAGCAAACGCTTTTCATGTAACAACAGAAAACACTACTTTTTCTGCACCAAGTAATAATGTTGAAGGTGCATTTATTGCTATTGAAATTAATTATAACGGTTCACATACTATTGCTTTTAATACCATTTTTGAATTTGCAGGGTCAACGGCTCCCACGTTTACTTCAACAGATGGTAAAACAGATATACTAGTATTTAGATACAATGGATCTGTGTGGCAAGAAGTAGGAAGAACATTAAATTTAAGTGAAAGTTAGGATATAATATGTATGCAATAATAACAGACGGATCAATTTCAGGATATATAAATAATCCTAAACCAGTAACCATAGGAGATATTCAATATCCAGCTAAGATATTTTATTTATGGACTGCAAGTGAATTAGCAGCTATTGGAATTATAGAAGTAACTTTTGATAACAGTAAGAAAAAAGATGAAAGGTGGTATGTTAATACTAATCAAACTTATACTTATGATGCATCTGCTGGAACAGTAACTGCAACATATGGGGATGCAACCGCTAAAGCACATGCAGATACTTTATGGACATCACAAGATAAAACAGATAATAAAATACCCGAAGGTAAAGATGTAGGTGATGTTGCTACTAGAGGATTAAAATATAATTTAATACAAAATTTAAAACAACAAGCTGCAGGAATACTGCAAAATACAGATTGGTATATAGTTAGAAAAGCAGATGCAGGCACAGCAGTGCCATCATCTATTACAAATCATAGAGCAGCAGTAAGAACTAAAGTAGCAGAGATGGAAACAGCTATTACAAATGCAAGTGATACACCAGCTCTTGAGACTTTGTACACGTACACAGAACAAGAGGATGGCTCAGTTACTAGACCATTAGGTGAGCTTCCAAGACTGGAGTCTTAATGCCACTAATACTTGGAACAAACTCCATAAAAGATACAGGATATAATGTAGCTAACTCTGTTAGATATGCAGATGGTGATAGTCCATCAATGACTAAAGCATCAACAACAGTTACTAATGATAAAAAATTTACTATTTCAGCTTGGTGTAAAAGGACAACTCTTGGTGGTGGATCAGGTAATGAATTTGGTATTTTTAGTCATATATCAGATAGTAATAATGCAAATAAAAATTTACAATTTGGTTTTTACCAAGATCATATTTATTGTGCTTTTGTAGATGGTGGTAGTGTAACAGTAAATAAAGTTTCACATGCTCACTTTAGGGACATTGGAGCTTGGTATCACGTCATGTTAGCAGTAGATTCAACACAAGGCACTGCTGCAAACAGAAATAGAATTTATGTCAATGGAACTGAAATAACATCATTTGGTACAGATACAAATGCAGGAGAAAATGAAACTTTTTTATCAACAAGTTGTAATATAACTGTTGGAAGATATACTAACACAGGTGGAAGTCATTTTGAGTTTGACGGATATTTAGCTGAAGTGGTTTACATTGACGGCTTACAACTAAGTCCTTCATCATTTGGAGAGTTTGATTCTGACAGTCCGTCAATATGGAAGCCGATAAATGTATCAGGTTTAACTTTTGGTAATAATGGTTTTTATTTAGATTTTGAAGATAGTAGTAATCTTGGTAATGACGTAAATGGTGGAACAGATTTATCAGAAGCTAATCTAGCGGCAATAGACCAATGCACGGACACGTGTACTAATAATTGGGCAGTACCAAATATTTTATTACAAGGAATTGATATTACTTACACACAAAATAATTTACAAATTGCAATAGGAGAAGATGGGCAATACGGAACTCAATCTTCAATTGGTGTAAATGCTGGTCGTTGGTATTGTGAATTAAAATATATTGCTACAACAAGTGCTGGAAATGATAGAGTTATGCCTGGAATTACAGGAAATCCAACTAAATTAGCTACATACGGTGTAGCAGCAGCTGGTGCTGTTAATCAAGGATCAGGATATATTGGTGGAGGAAATGATATAACATCTTATGGATATTATAAAGATGGAAATGCATATCATAATGAAAACACAACAAGTTATGGTGATACTTGGACTTTGAATGATATAATTGGGATATACTTAGATTGTGAAGATAATAAATTGTATTTTTCAAAAAACGGCACAGTTCAAAATAGTGGCACAGGCATAGATATAACTGATCCAGCAAGTACAGCTTCAGGGAATTATTTTTTTGGTTTTACCGACACATCTTCTTATGGTGGTACTCTTCAAGCAAATTTTGGTGGTGCTTCTGCTTATTCAATTTCATCTTCTGTTTCTGATGATAATGGTTATGGAAACTTTGAATACTCTCCAAATATTACAGGTGATGGTTCAGCAAAAAAATTTTATTCTTTAAACACAAAAAACCTAGCGGAGTTTGGATAATGGCTTTTACGAGTATTGATGACCCAACTTTATATTTTAGAGTTAAAACTTATAATGGAAGTACAAGTGATGGAAATGCGGTTACTTGGGACGAAACTGATAATAATATGCAACCTGATTGGTTATGGTTAAAAAATCGTACAGCTGCACAGGAACATTGGTTAGCTGATAGTGTAAGGGGAACAGGAAAATTTTTAGAAAGTAATTCTGATAATGCTGAAAGTTCAGATGGTGCTTCTGGTTTTGCAAGTTTTGATACTAATGGATTTACTTTAAATAACAGTGCTAGAACAAATAGAAACACAATGGTCGGTTGGGGTTGGAAAGCTGGAACATCATTTAGTAATGATGCAAGTTCAACAAGTGTTGGGACTATTGATAGTACAGGAAGTGCATCTGATACTGCTGGGTTTAGTATTGTTTCATTTACTGGTACAGGAAGTAATGGCACGATAAAACATGGTTTATCAACTGCACCAAATCTTTTTTTTATTAAAAGAAGAGATAGTGCAAATGATTGGAGAACTGGTTCAAGTGCTTTAACTAATTTTGTAAAACATATAAATTTAAACACAACTGCCGCTGAATCTGATTTAGCAGCAGCATTTAATAGTACTGGACCTACTACATCAGTTTTTAGTGTTGGTACAAGTCCATCAACAAATGCTAGCAGCGGAACTTACATAGCTTATTGTTTTTCATCTATTAAAGGCTACTCAAAAATAGGAAAGTACACAGGAAATGATAATACTGAAGGTTCTATGATTTTTACAGGATTTAAACCGGCTTGGGTTATGGTAAAATCAACAACTTCTACTGATCATTGGAGAATGCATGATAATAAAAGAATAAGTTCTTCAGGAACTGCACCATTATATCCACATTTAACTAATGTAGAACCATCAGCTAATTTTAGTCTTGACCTATTATCAAATGGGTTTAAATGGAGAAATCAAGATGGAGATGCTAATGGTTCACATACATACTTTTACATGGCTTTTGCAGAGTCTCCATTTGTTAATAGCAAAGGTGTTCCAAACAATGCCGAATAGGATAAAATTATGTTACAAAAAGTAAAATTTGCACCAGGATTTAATAAACAAGTAACCTCAACAGGTGGTGAAAGCCAATGGGTCGATGGTGACAATGTTCGTTTTAGATATGGCACACCTGAAAAAATAGGTGGTTGGTCACAATTAGGTTCTGTTCAAATTACTGGTAGAACTACGGCTATTCATCACTTTGTAAATACGTCAGGTATTAAGTATGCAGTTTTAGGAACCAATAGAATATTGTATGCATACTCTGGTGGTATATTTTATGACATACATCCTATTAAAGCGACAACAACTTTAACAAGTGCGTTTTCTACAACTAATGGATCAAAAGTTGTAACTTTAACTTTTTCTTCTGCACATAATATAAATCAATTTGATATTATATTATTAGATAATTTTACATCTATCACTAACTCTGGTTTTGTATCTGGTGACTTTACAGATAAAAAATTTATGGTGACTTCAATACCATCAAGCACTACTCTTACAATAGAAATGGAATCTAATGAATCTGGATCTGGTGCATCAACATCTGGTGGTATTAGAGTTCAACATTATTATCCAGTAGGGCCAGCAGTTGAGGTCGCATCAACTGGTTGGGGTCTTGGATCTTGGGGCGGGCAACAATTAGGTCAGTTTACATCAACACTATCGTCATCAATAAATACAAGTGTAACATCATTAACCATGGCTAGTTCAGCTTCTTTTCCATCAACAGGAACTGTTATTGTTGGATCAGAATTAATAACATATACAGGTAATAGTGGTGGCACGTTATCAGGATTAACAAGAGGTGCTTTAGGAACAACAGCTGCATCACATTCATCAGGTGCAACAGTAACAGATGCATCAAACTTTTTTGCATGGAACGCTGCAGCATCAGGAGACGTTGTAACAGCACCAGGACTTTGGTCACTAGATAATTTAGGTAATAAATTAATTGCAACTATTAACGGTGGTGAAAGTTTCGAGTGGGATTCTAATCCAACTCTTGCTAATAATACTAGAGCAACTATTATAACTGGTGCACCAACAGCATCTGCGTTTAGTTTAGTATCAACACCAGATAGACACTTAATATTTTTTGGAACAGAAACAACTATTGGAACTAAATCTACACAAGACCCAATGTTTATAAGATTTTCTTCTCAAGAAGATATTAACACATACACACCAAGTGCTACAAATACTGCAGGTACACAAAGACTTGCAGACGGATCTAAAATTATTGGAGCAATTAGAGGTCGTGATGCGATTTACATTTGGACAGATAATGCATTATTTATTATGCGTTTTGTTGGTCCACCATTTACATTCTCGTTTCAACAAGTTGGTACAAACTGTGGATTAATCGGACAGAACGCAGCTGTTGAGGTTGATGGTACTGCATATTGGATGTCAGAGAATGGTTTCTTTAGATACACAGGTAAACTAGAATCACTACCATGTTTAGTTGAAGATCATGTCTACGATGATATTAATACAATTCCTAAACAACACATTAATGCAGGTTTGAATAACTTGTTTGGTGAAGTAATGTGGTTTTATCCAAACTCAGGTTCAGGAACAGTAAATAGAATGGTTGCTTATAATTATCTAGACTCAAGCAACGAGCGACCAGTGTGGACTACAGGAACTCTTGCTCGAACAGCGTGGCAAGACTCTGCTGTATTTGGTAAACCACATGCAACGGAATATGATTCAAGTGCAGAGACAGCTGATAGTGATGTTAATTATGTTCATGGTAATACGGACGGTGCATCAACATATTACGAACATGAAACAGGATTAAATCAAATTAAGTTAGGCCAAACAACTGCTATAACATCAAACATACAATCTGGTAATTTTGATATTGGTTCACAAGGTTTAGCTGGTGATGGTGAGTTTATGATGAAGATTAGAAGAGTTATACCAGATTTTTTAGCACAAACAGGTGATGCAAGAGTTACATTAAATTTAAGAGATTTTCCAAATGATACACTAGCTAGTTCTACTTTGGGTCCATTTACAATAACAAGTGGTACACAAAAAATAGATACACGTGCTAGAGCTAGAGAGATATCTTTAAAAGTAGAAAACACTAGTACAAGTCAGTTTTGGAAACTAGGAACATTTAGAATAGATTATCAACCGGATGGTAGGAGATAATGCCATTAAATAAAAAAGGTAAAAAAATAATGAGTTCTATGAAAAAACAATATGGTAAAAAACGTGGTGAACAAGTTTTTTATGCATCAT